TCTCCAGGTAACGGCCCCGCCGGGGGCGGAAACCTACCACAGTGTCACCTCATCATCGTCCGGGAGGACCGTCACACCAGCCTCCTCAAGGCGACTAGCGCCAGAGTAGAGCTTCGGGTCGATCGTCAGGTTCCCCAACGTCCCCTGCACGGCGTAATGGTCCTGGGCGTACCCATCCATCTCCGCCCCGGCAACCGCCCAACCCTTGGTGCCCCCAAACAGGGCATCCCAATCCCTGGGAGTGATCTCCAGGATCCCAGACGCAACCGCCTGGTTCACCGAGTACGTGTAAGTACCCTCAGTCTCATACTTGTAAAGCCCGCCACCTGGGGCTCTGAGAACACGGGAAACAGCCTCAGCCTCAACCGACTTCATGATGGTCATGAAGTAGAAGTCAGTACGACACCGGTTGACAGCGTCAGACATCTTCGAGAGAATCAAGGCCTCAGCCCGATCCAGAAGCGCCTGAACCCACGGCTTCTCATCATCCTCAAGAAAGCGCATGAGGCTCGCCTCAACGTCCCCATTAGATGCAATGCTCACTGTTCCCCCTCCTCTCAGAAACTCAGGCCACGGCCTGGCCAGCCACGGATGTGACCGGCCAGGAACCGGGTCACTTCAGGGTGATCTTCGTGAACGCCTTCGGGTCACGCAGAACCCAACCGAACTGAGCCTCCGCAAGGATAGCGCCCATGTTGCGGTCGAACAGGTCCACGCCACCAGCGCGCTCAGTCGCCTTACGGTAGGTGATGGTCTCGACGAAACCAAGACGCAGAGCGTCCTTGAAGTCACCACCGATACCGAGGAGCTTCGCAGCACCAGTCTTGGCCTTCTCGTAGCCGGAGACGGCGCGGGAGTAGGTCGTCGGAACACCCATGACAGTACCGAACTTGGCGGTAATGTCAGGGGAAGACTGGTACAGGGGGCGACCCTGAGCGTCCAGGGCGTTCACCAGGCTGGAACGGAACTTCGGGGCGAACAGGAAGTGGTCGAAACCGTACTCGGCCTCATCCTCATCATCCAGGACAACAGAGTCATAGGCGGCAGACAGCTGCTTGGTCAGGTAACCAGGGGCAGTCTGAGCCGGGTCAATGACAGTGTTCTTGGTCGTAGAGACCAGGGACTCCTTACCAGTGATCGCAGTACCGGTCGTGGCGTCAATACCATGAATGATCGCAGTGTCAATCGCACGAGCGATAGCCTCACCAAGAGCCTTCTGGATACGAGAGTACTCGCCCAGCGGGTCAGCCTTAGCGGTCTCCTCAGAGAAGAGGATCATCACAGCGGCCTTGACCGGGGTAACGGTCTTGACCTTGGAAGCGAGAGTCGCGACAGGCTTCAGGCCACCCTCGGCGACGATACCAGCGGTCGGCTGACCAACCGGGATCGGGATGGCGGTACCGTTGATGGAGACGGGGACGCTGCCAGCGAGCTGCTGCGCAACAGAACCCTTCAGGACGTTGTCCCAGATCCCTGTGGCAACAGTCTTGGGAAACGCAGCCTCGTTACCGGCATTAGCCTTGAGGATCTTGTCAACTGTCTCGATCTTCGCCTCGACGGCGTCGGAATTGTGTGCTGGTGCAGGCATCTAGCCCTCCTTACTCAGTTCTGGATACCGAAGAACTCCAGGGCCTCAGTGAGCCCATCGTCCTCGGTCTCCAAGTCGGCATCCACCGCAGGATCACGGGGGATGGATGGCGCGGGAGCGGTTGATGCCTGCCCACGCAGCGTGGTCAGGGCGTCGATCTGCTCCTGCCACGAGTCTTCGTCACCCGTGAGGAAACGGGCGAATGTGTCGGGTATGCCGGCCTTCTCCAGGGCGGCGGACTTGGCGGCGTACTCGGCGGCGGCGCGCTCGGCCGCCTCCTTCTCCGCAAGCTTGTTCGTGAGGGTCTCGATCTGGGCCTTGAGGTCCTCAAGGTCATCCTTGGGGGTCTCCTCAGTAGCCTCAGCGGGCTCCTCGACCTTAGCTTCCCCGGGCTCCTCCTTGGGGGCCTCAGCGGGCTCCTCTACAGGGTCAGCCTCAAAGTCGGCAGTGCTGATGGGCTCATCGGGTGTGTCCGTGTCGTCTACAACCGGCGCGGCCGGTGCTGGGGTGTCACTCACGCCTGGCGCTCCTTCAGTTTCTCTCGGAAGTACTTATCCATAGCCCTTCTCGCATCAGGGCCGTGAAGGTTATTACCCCTCACAACCTCATTGTACACACGTTCGAACTCTTGGTGTTGTTCCTTCCCCTCCCACGTTCTTGATGTGAAAACGGGAACAACCGTGCACGCGCACCCACGGTGAAACGTGTCAGCGCGCAGGCCAGCAGACTCGGACGTCTTATAGACCGGGCCCCTGGATGCGAGCATCGCGCAGAAACCACACGGACCGTTCTTACCTGGGTGGGTCACCCGCGCGAAAGCGAACGGGCGCACAAGCAGATTCCCGCGCCGGTCACGCCGGTAACGGTCAGGCACGTCCTTGAACACGCCCATCTGACGGTGACGGTCCTTAATCAGCTCCTCCTCATCCAGGGTCTTAATCGCCTCATCCACGCGCTCAGCGAGCTTGTCGAACGCCTCATCCAAGGACATTGACGGGCGGCGCTTCTTCTCGACCTTCCGGATGTCTTCCTTGATGGCTTCCCTGTTCTTCTCGGAGAACCCCTTGAGGTTGTCGTCGAGATCATCCAGGGCCCCATTCAGGAGGGGGACACTGTCGGGGGCGGTGTCGATGGCGTCAGCGACCGTCCTGCGGGCAGCAGCGAGCACGTGGGACTGCATGGTCAGCTGGAGGCGCTTGAGCCCTTCCGGTGTGCCGTCGTTGCCGCGTGACTCGCGGATGGCCCTACGCAGCGTGTCCGGGCTGTACCCGGGCTGTGGAGGGATCCACGACTCCGCCGCGCCACGATTGCGGGCCTGCCCCCTCAAGAACAGGGACGCCGCCGCCCACGCCTGCTTCCTAGCCGCCCACATCAACGGGGTCAGGATGTCAGCGAGGTGCTGGTCCGACGGCGGCTGAGGTAGATCCTGGAGGGCCCTAGTGGCCTCCTCTGCCCGCTTCGTGAACAGCATGACGATAGAGCGGAGGATGGCATAGAACAGGGCCTCGCTCACTTACGGGCCTTCCGGTTGGCTTTCACACCCTTGGACTTAGCGTCCACGGTGTTCTCCTGGAAGTCCTTCGAGGAGAGGGGCTTCTTGTTTGCCGGGGCCTCCTCGCCCTCCTCCTTCGCGTTCTCCACAGCCTGTGGGTCACTATCCTCAGGCGGCATCTCAGGCTCAGGCATCATCATCCCCGCCTGATCATCCATCTCCAAGGAACGAGCCTTCTCCCTACGCAACTGCTCCGGAGTCAGGTGCATGAACTCGCGAGCCGTCTCATCGCCGATAATGCCCTGAGAATGCGCCTGCAACGCGGTAGCCATCTGCGCACTCGTGGACGGGGCAGCAGCATCACGCCACACAACCTCAAGGGCCTCCAGGCCCTTCACAGACTTACCGTGCGACTCAGCGACAATCCGCCCAACCTTCTCCAAGGCGTCACTGAACTGCCGCTGCTTGTTCTCCGCCCGAGCAATCAGGCGGTCCTTTGCCACGCGCAGAGCCTCCGCGCTAGTGGGGTTGTTGTCAGAAGACACGCCCATCATCGACGGCGGAATACCCGTCATAGCTGACAACTGAAGAGCATACGACCGGTACGTGTTAATGAACGGGTCCAACGCCATACCAGTCAACTGCTTGACGTCCGCACCATCAGGTAGACCAAACAGGTTACCCATGTAGGCCTGTACCTTGTCAGGGTGCTGCCGGATCATGTCCGCCGCACCGTCGCCAACGATCACACGCAGAGGACTCGAAGCAACCTCCTGAGCCACCTGAAGATTCGTCAACGTCCTTGACGCAGCATCAATCACGCCCGTCAACTCGGCAAGGTCCGACCGCCCATACTTATCCGACAGGCGCGACCGGTTAAACATCGGCACAATCGACGCGCCCCACGTGTCCTCACGGCCCGAACCATCAGACACCCAGTCATAGCGGCCCTTCACCCAGAACTCCACACCATCAGGCGTGTAGTAGGTGGCCCCCACATTACCGTCCTCACGGCGATACAGGACCATCCCCTCAATCAGGTTCCCACGGTAGTCGATCCGCACCCGGGCATGCTTCGCATCCACCGCGCGGATAGAAGCAAACTCATGCTCCCCATCCGGGGGCGCAATCACCCAGTACGCCGCGCCAGAAGCGATAGCCTCAGTCGCCGCCAACGTGAACTGCGAATCCATGTCATTGTACTGCCACACCTTACGCAGCAGATCAACGACGCCGGACTTCTCATCATCAGCGACACGATACCCGTCAGGGATGAGGATCTCCGTCAGAACATCCACCGCCATCTTCGCGAACGGCGCCTGAAGCTCCAGGACACGAGCCTTACGCGGCAGGCTGATACCAACCGCGTCAAGCCGCTTCGTGCCCTCATAGTACTTCTCATAGGTCTTAGGCCGGTACGCGCCATTGGCGAACTTGGTGGCCAGGGACTTGAAACTCACAGGAAGATCCCCCAATCGCCTTTGGGCTTGTTCATGTCGGCCCACTCCTTGCTGTTCTTCACATGCCTATACAGCATTCTAGCGCCAATCATGCAAACTGCTAGATCGATCTTCTTCTGCGACTTCGGGGACTCCTTCTTCACAGACCAGCGCCCCTTGAACTCGTTCACACGACAGTTCGACACATGCTCACCAAGAGCAGAGTCACCATCATGCGTGAACGTCTTCTGCTGGATCTCCGTGAACGCCGTCTCCGCCGCCTCCGCGAACTGGTAGGCGTGCGACCGCATGTCCCACGCGATCGGAGACGCCGACATGCCGCCACGCACCGCGTGACAGATCAGGTTCTCCCCCAGGTCCTCCGGCCAGCTCGTACGAACGAACGACTCCCACTCACGCACATCCGCCCAGAACGCAACCACCTGATACGTCTCAAACGCCCTACGCACAGCAGAATCAACCGCCG